CCCTAACCCAATTAACGTAATCTGAAGGCAATATATATCGTAAGGAGTCATTCACATTCAACTCCAATACTTTAAGCTCTTTAAACGCATCGTAATTAAGTTCTTGTATTGCTCGCTTTGCGTGAAACAATACTTTAAACCTTTCCTCGTTATTTACAAGTGAATGATTTCCATTATACATCAACATAAAGTTGTTGACTATATCATACAAGCTGACATATTGGTATGAACCCCAATTTGCATCTTCAGGGCTTGCCCCTCCATTTTCATAATATTGATACTGTGATAAATATGCCATTATTGTTGATTATCTTTTTGTTCTTCTAAATTAGCAAACTGAACCACCTGAGCTTCTCTTATCTGCATACCTGCATACTGAAGTATTTTAGTAACCAAATTAACTTCATCTTCGATAGGTAGCTCAAAGTCTTGGTAGTCTGACTGTGATTGGTCAAACACAGGCTCTCCACTTGCTAATGTATTATATGTCCACTTAGGGTCTTTTGGATATCTAATGTACTGACTAAATATCTGCCCGGGATTATTTATTGTTTTCGGCAATACTGTTATTGAATCACTATTCAAAGAGTATGCCGGGAAAGTCTTAGTAGGTGCAGTAAGCACAGAATTAGCTAACATACTAATCTTACTATTAGTCACCTTCTCTACTTCGTAGTTTTCAGATTTGAATATTGAATATCCATCTCCGTTAGCAATTACAGGAGGAAATATATTGTCTTCTAAATTAAGTATAGTGTTAGATACATTTGTAATTATTGATTGTTCTAATGTTACTAAATTAACTGCTATATCTCCAACTGCAACAACTCCCGAAAAGCCACTATCTTGCATTGTAAATGCAGAAGGGCTAACTCCATTAAAACCTCCTTTTACAAATGTAGTGTATGCCATTACTCTATTAAGTAAATAGTAATCATCTCCTGTTGTTGCTTGAGATGGTGTAAAGTATCTATTAAATGCTTTTTGGTCAAAGTTCTTGATTACAGAAAACGTATCAATAGACTCTTCCATACCCTTAGTATCATCAGCATACCCTGTACCTGATATCCTAGCGTTCTCTTTATTAATAGCTGTATTGTAATCACTAAAGTAATTCTCGAAGATTTCTAGCTGTGCTTGTTTAGCAAACAGATTAAAATCCTGTGGGGATATATACCCATAGTTGTTCTTGTTAAGAACCGAAAAGACTGTATTTCTTACTGAGTTTATCATAATAAACTTTTGTACAAAGATAACAAAAAAAAAGAGTCCGATGAAAAATCGGACTCTTATGATTTTGCAGTAATACTACCTTAAGCGTTCACTATACTTGTAACAGCTTTTGGAAGACTAACCTCGTAATAACTTTTTTGCCAAGATGTAGCAAGAGCATTTTCAATAGAATCTAAAATAATAGTGTAAACATCTGAACCTACTTGAGCAGCAGTTGTAACTGTAGTTGTAGTTCCATCAACATAATCGATAGTAACTGTAGTTGCAGTTGCACTTGCAGTAGCCACAGCCTTAATTCCGTTTATAGAAATAAGCTGACCTGTGTTGGGAGCATTTTTAATTTTTAAGAATTTTGTCATAATAATAAATAATTTGTTGGTTAAAAACATCATCTTTGTGATGATGACTATACTGCAAATATAAGTCAAAAAAAATACCCATATTTTGCAATATGGGTATCTTTAATTTATTCAAATACTGATTATCCTTCTACAAGATTCTCAAGCATTTTTAGTGAGTCAATTCCTTCATCACTCTGCAAGTATGATGTTGCTAAGTACAATGGGTCTTCATTGAATGGCACAACAAGCATTCTTGTTTTATTGGATGGTGTATTAAACCATATCTCTTTATTATTCCTTCTAAAAGTCAATAACCCTTTATCAAAGAACAGTTGTACTGTACCTTGAATTTTTACTGTTGGGTCGTTAATAGCTTCTAAAAAGTCACTTGGATTGCTTTTAGCAAAAATCAACATATCTCTTTTTAATTCAGAAGTAGATACTCTCGAAGTATCTTTACCAAATAATACACGAGATAATGATTCAATCTGCTCAATAGATAACTTACTTGCCTCAACAAGTGCATCTACCTCTAAGTTCAATATTTCAACCTCTTCTTCTGCATCTTTAGATTCATCAACTTCTACGAATCTTTTTCCATTCATAGGATGATAATGTAAAAATTCTTGAAGTACAGGATTGTTTTTAGGAACTCTCAAAAAACCATCTTCAAATACAATTGGCTCTAAAATAACATTGCCATCTTGTTCGTCCTCAAATGGGGACTTTTGGTTTCTAGCATATCTAAGTGGTCTGTTCTCATTCTTTTCTTCATCGAAGTAAAGTAATGAATAGCTCCTAGAACTTTTCGTTGGTATCATAAACGATAAGGGAGCTTTTTCTGATTTTAATTTGTAGGTTTTATCTACAGGTATTTTTTTATTTTTCATTTGATTTAATTTATAATTTTAAAAAAAGGGGGTGATGTTTCACACCCCCCTGTATTATTGGTTATTCTTAGTCTTTAAAGATAAAGAAGTTGTTTGCACCCATAGTACATACAGCTCTTTCAGAAAGGAAGTGTACTTCCATTGCATCAAGGTCGCTGTTCATTGCACCACCTGCTGAACCTGTAATCCACGTTTTGTAACGTCTGTCTTCAGTTTCTGAAGCTCTGTATCTAACGTGTAAGAAAGGTCGCTTAGCATTCTTTCCAAGAACTTGGTCGTAAACAGTAGTAGAACCGGCAGGTACTAATAATCCGTTAACTGCACCTGTTCCTGAAATGTCACCACGCATAGTTGGGTCATTTAAGTATTTCCAATCAGTTTTGTAGAAATCGTAACCTCTACGGAATCCTGTGAAACCTAAGTTAAGAGCCATATCCTTATCGTTGTCAAATAGTCCGTAAGACGTACCACCTGCACCATAAGAGTTTTGAGCTGCTAACATATCATCGATATCAAAACCAAACTCTCTGTTCAAGAAAATAACATTCTCTTCAATAGAACCTTGCTTATCTAATCGTCTGATGATGTTGTCAAAATCAGCTAAAGTAGAAGGATTACCTCCTGACCATACGTTTCCTCGGGATTCTACTGTGTAGAAAATACCTTCAGAACCTTTGTAACCTAAATCTTTAGCGTTACCTGTACCGGCTGCAGCAGTTTCAGCAGGGACTGCTTCAATCATTGCTGTTTCTAGATAGTCATCAAAACGTAAACGAGTTTCGTGCTCAGACTTCAAGTACCAAAGGTATCCTGTAGCACCGTTCTCAGTAGTTACTTCTACCCATCCTATTTGAGCCATATCAGAACCTGATACTGCATACTTATCTTTAAGGATAATTGGAGAAGTTTCGAAAATTTCATCGTCTGCTTCTAAAGAACCTTCCATTCCGTTAGTTCCTTTTTTGAACTCAGAACCAAAAATAAATACAGTAATAGCTGTTGCTGCATTAAATCCTACAGGCTGACCTGCTGCATCATAGTAAGCAACCTCAAATTGGTCATCTGATGCTAGTAAATCTGCTGTACCAACTTTAGTAACGATTGCTTTTGCACTTGCTGTTGAAATGGAAACCATAACGGTTTGACCTTTTCTGATAGCAATTTGACCTGCTGTTCCTATAGTAGTTGCACGATTAGGTACTAACGTGTCACCTACAGTAAAAACAGAAGTATTAGCTGCATCTGCTGAAGCTGTGGTTAACTGCGTATACTTAGTGTGAAGTCTTCCTTGCTCAGCCCATTTGATAAGGTCAGAGTTAGAAGGCATTTCTGCTCCTACCATTCTAAGGAATGAGGAGATTGTACGATTACCATATCTTTCAAATTCTTTCTCATAAGTATCAGGTAGATACTGATTCAAGAAATCAAAGTTGGTAATATAATTTGTTGCGAGTGGGACTTGCTGTGCACTTGGCTGCAAATCAAACCCGGGGGTTGTTTGGACACTTCCTGCCATAATTTTTCTTTTTTAATTTTTAAACTTATTTTTTACTTCTAATTTTTAAACCTCTACCCGAGTCGTTGCCGAGAGATTTAATTTGCATCCCGCCTTTAGAAGTAACCTCAGGTGTTTTACGTTCAGACATATTAATGTTTTTCGTCTTACGCATCACATCGTCAGTTGCCTCTGCTTTACCTTGTTCGTAAAAGAACTTGGCAAACTTGTCAGGATTCATTGCAATAGACAAAGCCTTGTGGTATCCTACTGCATCTTCAATAAGTCCATCTTCATTCAAAAACTTTTTTAAAAAGTTTGATGAATCAGATTGAGCTTTCTTTAGTTCAGTAGCGTCACCCGGAGAATAAGTTACCTTTTTATCGTCAAGCGTGAACTCAAAACCTTTGAACTCACTTCCGAATACGTTATTAGTTTTCTTAAAAAACCAATCCCGCTTTCTTTGCAACTCTTCTTCGTAAGTCTTTGATGACTCTATATATTGTTTATATGCCTCAAGGTCTTTCGCTTCGCTTTCAGAAATAGAACTCCCACTTGACTCAAGGGGAACTCTGTACTTTTCCTTCTGCTCAT